TCATTAAGAAGACTACTTCCTTTTAATCTAATAGCACGTTTAGCGAAGAAATTTTGATACATATCTAGATTTTTATCAATAGTTTGATAATTCATAGCTACAAATTGACTTCCAGAAAACCATATATCACGTGGATTATAGTTGAAACTCCATAAGTCATTATCTGGAATTACAATTGTAAGTATATTTTTATTCATATCAACTATGTCGGTTTCAGCATCTAACTTTGTTATACGATATCCATTAATAGTAATTTCGCTTTTGCCTGCTTCCTCATTTACAAATTTAATATTATCCGTCTTTTTAAAACTAATTTTATCGCGAGTTATATTGTCTATTGAAAGAATGGTAGTTCCAGTATTATTTCTATCACTCTTTGAACCTGAAATACGCACAGAGTATTCTTTGGAAAGACCTAAGTCTCTAAAATCTTCACGATAATCATTTAATTTAATATAATTAACTCCTATGCTAGTATGAAATGAAATCTTATTACTTTTAAAGAGAATATCAGGAGCATCTACATTAAATTTTTTACGAATAATGACATCGCTGTATTCTAGGCGTTGTAAATTACCATTACTAGTTGAAATATTTATATATTCTTCTAACTTAGTATTTTGAAATCCGGTGTTAGACATAATTACTACCTTATCCATTAAATCACAAACACTAGTATCGCAAATATTTTTACGCTGATATCTAAATCTTTTATCTAAAATACGGTCTCCAAAATTTTGAAGAATTAAATCGGCAACTTGGTCTAGTGTTCCAGAATAATCTGTTTTTATATCTAAAAATATGAATACAGGGTCATTATAATTGTTAATAACAGCTTCATTAAAGGCATAATCTTTAATTGTGGCAAAAACTTCGCGAAGTGCTACAGAGTTCGCAGTTAATTGCCAGTTTCCTCTTTTTAAACCTTCACTTACAACAGGTTCAGCTTCATTATTGTTTTCCTTGGAGAACACACTAAATTCTAAGTATCTAACATTATTACGGATTACATTTTTTAACATATCTGTGCTAGCATAGTCGAATTTTTGGAGACCACTAAGAAGAGAAGCATGACTACTCTTAATGTGGAAATCTACCAACTTTCTAGGATTAAGTCTTGGACTACAGTAATCTGTTTGGTGAACGTGATTATTACTTAATGAAAGTTCATTTTTCTCTACTGCTTTTGAAACTCGATACTTCTTTGAAAAAAATACCCCAAAAAGTATTAAAATTACAATTAACATAGTAATAACAATATAAGGTTTATACTTACTTGTAAAGGCGGATATTCCCGACTGAATTTCCATTTAATAAATAAAAATATTTTAATTTTTGAATGTGAAATCTAAATTTACTGGTATTAAACATTTACCGGTTGAACTATTATAATATTTTTCGGGTAGTCCAAGAGTAATTGCCCTATTAAAAAGATTAAGTGCTAATGTGAAGTATTCTAACTCACTCATTTCTTTAAACATACAACTTCCGTGTTTTGTATATTCGTGTTTCCAGAAGTCTGGATTATCACCAGTATTTGAATACCAGTGTTCCTGTAATTCTTTCATAATAGGCTTAAGAGCATCAAGTGAAAAATCTACTTTCTTACAAAAACTAGGATAACTACTGGTTGAATACTGTGGCCACAATCCGTGAATACTCCACTCATCTTCTGAATATTCTGATTCCCTAATCAACGATAAATAATAAAATCTAGTATCGCCGAATATATATGAATCAAAAAGTGCTTTAGACATTCCAAAAAACATAGTTTGATACTATATTACTCGTGTTTTTTCTAAGAGTATGCGGTCTATTTCATTTTGAAGCAATAATTTCTCATTTTCAGGTTGTTTAGCCGCCTTTTTGTCTTCAGTTTTTTCCTCTAAATCTAATACTATTTTTTCGTTATTTTTAAATGAATTGAAAAGTATATTTGATTTCATAGTAAGTTCAATCATTCTAGGCATATTCATAATAATAGGAGTATTAACACTATAAAACTCGGATATAAAAGCCGTCGCAGTTATTAAAAGGTGGGTTTTTCTATTTTTTGGATTAAAATTGTATTTATAGATATTGAATAAACTTGTAGCTTGTCTATGAATTATTGTATCGCGTTTTCTGCTTTCAGACAGAATATAATTCCAAAATATCCATAGTATATCAGCCTTGTATTCTGCCGCTACTCCTGAAATTTCGCGTGGTTTTATAGCAATAAATTGCCTCATTTTTAGTTTCAACTTCTCAACCTGTATTATCCATGAAAGCCACCTTAGTGCTTTTTTGATTTCATTATTTCTAATAAAAAATATAAATTCGTTTAATGCCAGGGAAACCTCACCTGCATCTCCTGGTTCAATAAAACTTTCCGTAAAGTTCAAAATAGCAGGAGTGCGTGGTGGCATATCCTTAACTCCTGGTAATGACAGGGGGCTTTTACATTTGTTGGATTCAACTAGAATATACATCATTTCAGTTAAGTGATTTCTTATTCCCTGGTCGTTCCTATAGATAAGTTCGAGTGATTTGTCGCCTTTCAAAAGTTCTCTATAGAAATCATCTAATTTAATCAAATATGAATATCTATTATAAAACAGAAAGGGGAAACTAGGGTTTTTTACATTAATACTCTTACAATAAAAGGTAATTATAAATTGATATAATTTTACACACTTTCCGCTTGCTAAGAGGTCAAATGTGGTATACAAAATTTTGTCTATATTAGGTTCACGAGTAATCATGTTTTTTAAGTTTGTAAAACTCGAATTAACCTGTTCACCCATAAAACTTGTTTTTACGAAAGTAGATATGGGTCGGTTATCATTAATTTTGAAACGCTTATCCATTTATCTATAATTATTTTTTTTTACTCGATATTTACTGCGGTAATTAAATTACATTAATTAGGATTAATGAGAATTAATTAGGATTAATTAGGATTAATTAATTGAAATAGTTTTTTGGCACTTAATTTAGTTTTAATTCCAGTTATTCCATACATCGCGCAGACTGTATCGAGTATTTCAGGTTTAAACTTCAATAATTTTTCAACAATACTAGGTAGATTGTTTGATACTGAATATTCTACTAGTAATGTAAAGTCTTGATATAGCAAATACAACTCAATTTGAAAAAACAAAAATTTGTAGTCTGACAATTCTTTAACCCGTTTTCCTAGGGTAGTAAAAATATCAAGCAAAACAAAAACTATATTACTATTTGAAATGTTAATTCCTGATATTTTCGACCACCTTTTAATGTTAGTAGCAAGGATACCTGCGTTATAATCATCACCAGTTCTCATAAGGTCAGTAGCATACAAACTAATAATTTTAACAATAGTATCTCTTATTTCGGTGTATTTCCGGTCTCTCTGTAGGTTATTGAGTTTTTCGCTCCACTCTTTTAATGGTCTTGTGAAGGAATGTTGAGAATAGAAGTTTTTCATACTATCTCTAAACCTTATGTAAAACTGTTCCATCTCGTGGTCGTTTTCTAAGTCATTATTCATGAACTAATATACTATCTTGCTATATTTTTAAATGGTATTATACATTACAGATTGCTGCTACTAAGCTACTTGAAAGAAGAAGGAAATAAAACACGTAATACATTATTCCAATTGGGCGATGGTAATCCGGTGGAAATACACTAATACTAAGAAAACCAAGAAGAATAGTGAACACGTAGAGCAGTTCGCAAGCCATAGTGTGAAAATTTTGGAGAGTTAGGTCTAGGAGTTTTACCTCGGTTTAGGAAACAAATTTAAAAATCAATTTTGAAAAGTGAAAATGAAAGTTTATCTAGCGCATCTTCCGTCGGAACATTCTATATCATTTAAGGCGTAGATTAATCCTGGAAAATAGAAAAATGCGGTTAATATAAAACTAATAACAATTTTATCGACACGTGGGAACCCCTTTTCAAACTGGTCTATAATGAAATACATAGGAGGGAACACGACTAAAAATAAGTATTTGGGTAAATTGGTGGGAAAACAAATACTTCCATATAAAATACCACCATTCATCATTTTATCCATTTGACTTTGATTATCAAAGTTAGTTACAGCACACTTCTCGCTCATTTAATATTTTATAACATTTTAATTTTTTGTTGATTTTAAGTCTTCATAAATGATTCTATTGGGTCTGCTTCTTCCTTCATAGGAACAACACCTTTTCCACGCTTTAAAGCAAAATAACGTCTTTCTTGTTCTGCTGTTCTAGAGTTATTTATTACAATAAAAGCATATATTAGACCAGGAAAATAGAACATACAGGTAAGAACACTACATAACAATACGTATTTAATTCCATTTACTCCACGAGCAAAGAATACACCAAAGGGTGGTAATAAAATTGTAATTATCATTCTTGGGAGCCAAAGAGTTGTTAAACGTCCGGTGCATTTACCATTTGAATCTGTATACTTTTTAGACATTCTACCAAATATTAAATCACCTTTTGTTTTTCCTAAGAATATTTGCCCTATTATTTGAAATATTAGTTTCCAAATACTATACAATAATAAGGTAATACCTTTTATAAGAGATACAATTGCTTCAACTAAATAAGCTATAAATTTAGCTAATGGTCCTGCCTTCTGTTGTTTAAATATTTTATCGCGATATTTAGAGTTAATAATACCATATTTAGATGTGTCCACATCTTTAAAAATAAAACTATTGTCTGGTTCTACATTTTTTGATGGTGTGCACCTCTTTTCTATTTTATGTCCTTCATTATCAAAAATAGTTTTACAATTTCCAGATTCACAATCGGCATGTATTCTACAAGTTCTTCCTACTTTACTAGATGTGTCTAAGCAGAATCTACCCTTAGGTCTATTATTTTGGTCGTATACTGTTTCACACACATTACTTTTACAATCAGAATCGCGTTTACATTTATCTGCATAAATAGCACTCATAGTTTCTAATATAATTAATTATTTTTATTTTATTTAAAAAGTTGCCAATTTTGATTGTAATGAATAATGAAACGAATAATGAAACGGGTATTAAGGAACAATTACTAGATATTATCAAAGTTAAGGATACTAGGATATGTTTAGCGGCAGATGTAGATAGTGTAGAAGAACTTTTAGAAATAGCCGATACATTAGGTCCATATATTTGTCTTTTAAAACTTCATTATGATATTATTCCAAATTTTCACGAGAAAAAATGCGGAGATAAGTTAATTGAACTTAGAAAGAAACATAATTTTTTGATATGGGAGGACCGAAAATATGCGGATATTGGAAGTATTATGGAGAGGCAGATTCGATTGAATGTTATTCCCTGGGCTAATATTGTTTCTGTTCATGCCTTATCAGGATTAGAAAGCCTAAAAGCAATACCAAATGAGATTGGTATTATTGCTATTGGAGAGTTAAGTAGCTATGAAAACTTAATTGATTCAAATTATACAAATAAGGCTGTGGGGATGTGTAATCAACTCGAAAATTTGGTAGGTTTTGTAGGACAACGAGACTTTAGATTCGAGCAAGATTCTCTTATGTTTGTTCCAGGAATAGGAAGGAACTCAGGGGATGGTAAAGGTCAAAGATACTCTAGTATTATGGATAAATCATTCGCTGACGTATTTGTTATTGGGAGAAGTATTTTAAATTCAAAAGAAAGAATAGCTACTATAAAAGAATTTATAAGTGAAGCTCGTGAAGTAAAAGAAAATTACACTATTTATTAAAATAACTAATAATAGATTATATTTGAAATATGGAGTATTGTGTATATTAAACCTGGGAAATAATAGGCATATACAGTAAGGATAGCGCAAATTGTAATATGGAACCATCCTGATACTCCCATATGGAGGAAGAGTGATAATGGGGGACATAATACGGCTATGATGTATTTAAGAATACTATTGCGTTTGCATGTTTTTTCTTTTCCACATTTTTGGTCTTTCACTAATTTTCCTTGTGAGTTGCGTGTTCTACGGAATCCAAATATGCCTCCACCGCTATCCTTACATTTATTATATTTTTTCTTTTTGGGTGTTAAAAACCCGATTATATTTGTAATAATTATTTTTATTGATAAAAATACACCAGTTATTGAATCATTAACAAGATTTACTGGATTTAAGATGTATACAAAACTAGGTAAAAGTTCGAATAAACCATAAATAAGGTATTCTATCATTTTACCTAAATGTGTAAAAACGTCAGCTATACTTGTAACGGCATCTGCTACTGCGCCTAATCCCATTTAATTAATCTATAATTATATTCTATTTTAATTTTTCATTAACAAAGAATATGTAAAATAGTGTATATTAATCCAGGAAAGTAATATGCATAAACAGTTAATACTGTAGAGATTATAATATGGAACCAGCCACCAGCACCCATATGAAGGAATAAAGCTAATGGTGGACATAAAACTGTAATAATGAGTTGTAATAGTCTAGGTCTCATACATTTTGAACCAGGAACTCCTTTGGAAATTATTAATTTCCTTTCACTATTTCTGGGTCTTCTAAATCCAAATAATCCTTCTCCTGCAGATTTACAAGCGTCATATGTTTTTCGTTTTGCTTTAGTGAAAAATGAAATTAAATTTACAGCTACTATTTTAATAGCCATAAATATACCAGTTATTGAATCATTTACTATTTTTATTGGGTTAAGTATTAAAAGTGCAGCTTGTAAGAGTTCTGTGACTGCTTTTATTAAAAATACTAGCATTTCTCCAAGGGTGACTGAAACCTCACCTATGGTTATAATCGCAGAAAAAAGTTTATCAATCATTAATTCTATTATTATCAATTATTTTTTATTTAACAAAATCCATAACATGCAATAATGCGTAAACCAATCCAGGGAAATAGTATGCATAAATAGTTAGAACAGCACAAACAATAATATGGAACCATCCACCAGCACCTATATGAAGGAATAATGCTAATGGAGGACAGATTACTGTTATTAAGTATTTTAAAATATAATTTCTTCTACAAACTTTTTCTTTTCCGCATTTCTGGTCTTTAACTAACTTACCATCATTATTACGGTCTCTACGGAATCCAAATATGCCTCCACCATTATCCTTACATTTGTTATATTTTTTCTTTTTTGGTGTAAGGAAGCCTACTAAATTAACGACAATTATCTTAATGCTCATTATAACTCCTATAAATGAATCATTCACTATATTGATAGGATTTAATATTTGAAGAGCCGCCATAAGCAGTTGTGGAATTGCTGTTAAAACAATTATTATAGCTTTTACAAACAATACCATAGCATCTATAATACCTGTAATTGGTCTAAGTATAGGACCAAATACTGGGTCGAAAAATTTATCTATAATACCCATTTAATATTTGTTAATAAAATAATATTAAATTATTCATCATTATTCATCATTATTCATCATTAGTTAAATTAATAGTTCTTTCTTCTGTAATAAAAACGGTATCTTCGTGTTGTCCACAATAAACGCCTCTCTTGGGTTCATAAATAGTAGGAAATATTGTGGCAATTTGTTCGTTGTATAGTATTTGGAGTTGTTTATTTATATCGAATGGGTTATTTTGATAGTCTTGAGTATTATAAATATTCATTTGAGAAAAAGGTAAAGTATAAATATTCTTCTTGATTAATCTCGTAATCTCTAGTATTCCTGGATTTTTATTTGATTTTAGTTTATCATAATTTGAAATCATAAAATGATTGTGTTTTGAGACATCAGGTGAATTTAATATAATAGGAAAAGGGTTGCCATTAGTGGAATAAAATTCAATAGCCCATGTTTCTCCAGCTTCTAATCTTTGGGTTCTCATTTCAATAGGTTGAAAACTACTATGTGCGTAGAATGATTTCCCTGCGTGAATTGTGTAATCATTAATAGAATGTCCGCAAACATTTCTAATAGGTTGAAGAGGTTCTCCATTAAATTCATAACTGGATATTATCTCATATGCAGTATTTTGAATATCTCTAATATAAGTGTCCGGGCGACATAATTTTACTACTTCTCTTACGGCTTCTCTTGTAGAATCTCTAAATGGTTCCAAATGACGACTACTTGTAAAACTCCAGGCACTATCAACTATATTTCCTTGAATTTGAACGCCAAAATCTATTTTTAAGATATTATTAAATTTATTAAATGTCCTATGGTCTACAGGATATTCAAGTGTATCATGTGCTACAACATAATCACAGGAAAGTCCAACTGGAAAAGCCAATCCACGATTTATTTGACTATTAAATAAACCAAAGAAAGGTGTTTTAAAATCACTAGTTTTTTGGTGAACTCGGCTTTCAATAAATTCCACAATTTCTTTATAAGAAAAGGAAGTCGATAGATTATTCTCTAAATAATCTGTTAATTCTGTTCTTATACTTTTGTGAATTCTACCAGCTTCTTTTAAAAGTTCTAGTTTCATTCTTAATAAACTTCATTTTTTACCATTTAAATAAAAATAATATCGATTATTAATAAGAAGTAATAATGACTGAAGTTGAATTGAAAGCAATAGGACCTCAGGATAAATACCTTACAGTCCAGCCACAAATTTCATATTTTAAAACAGTATTTAGAAGACATACTAACTTTTCTAGATTCACAAAAGAAATTAATAAAAATTCGAGTAGTGCAGTATCACTTGGAATGGATAGTTTAGAGTATGTTGTAGGTCAAGAGGGAGACTTATTATCAAAAATGTATTTTGAAGTAATTGTTAAAGGAACAGGTGATGGTTCACAAGTTCATACAGTTAATCATTTTGGAAATAGTTTAATTAAAACTGTTACATTACGTATAGGTAGTTTTTTAATTGATTCACATACAGGAACTTGGCTTCAAGTCCAAAGTGAGCTTACAGACGATAGATATAAGTATCCTCTAGCAAATCAATCACAGACTGATTCAAGTAATGGAGGATTATCGGTAAAGTTAATTGATGCTAATGATAATACTACTAATCGCAACGTATTTGATATATCCAGAAGAGTTAATGGAGATGGACCATTAGTATTTGGAGGGCAAACCTCAGATGGAACAAAAGATAAGACAAAAACATATTTTAAAAAGTTATATATTCCATTACGGTTCTTCTTTAATAATAATTTATCTCAATCTTTACCACTTTGTGCCTTGAGTAAACACGAGGTAAAAATACAAGTATCATTAGAAACAGAAGATAATCTTAGAGGAACATTAGCTACAGGCGACCTTTCAATTCATTCTATGAAACTTTTTGGTGAATTTATAAGGTTAGATACAGAAGAGCGTTCTAAATTTATTAACACTACACTAAGTTATTTAATTGAAACAGTTCAAATACAATCAGATACACTCCCTTCTACTGTAGAAAACAACTCTACATTTAGTAGTGGTTATGATAATTCAACAGACAAGGTTGAAACTACAGAAAAAAGATATATATTAGAGTCATTTAGACATCCAGTTAAATATATTGCTTGGGCAGTAGTAAATCCTGGAACAAATGGTTCAAATGGAGGACAGGGTCCATGTTATTTTATGAGTTTATGTTCTAACTCTGAGTATGGTAGTGATGGTATTCTAGGTTCAGTAAAAATAGAGTTAAATGGAAGCGAAAAAGAGCCTACACTTCCTATGAGTATATATACTCGTAAAATTCCTATGAAATACTGTAAATATGTTCCAGAACTAGACCGTATAGGTGTATATTCATTTGCTGAGGCACCATTTGACCC